GTTTTTTTCTTTTCTTTGATTGCGTTTTCATTACGGTTTTCCGCACTTTCCAATGCTGCAAGTTCAATTTTTAAATCTGTGCACTTTTGTTCGTAACTGTGGGTTACATCTTTAGCAGTACTCAACTGTTCTTTTTTCTTTTTTAACGTTTCTGCCTGCTTCTTTTCTCGGTTTTCGAGTTCTTTCAGCTCGCCTTCCAGCATTTTTACCTTATCGGTATAATCTTTGGTCTGTTTTGTTAGGTACTCCTGCGTATCTTTTAATTTATCAGCGCTTTTCGTACTGTCATCCCATGTAGATTTGACAAGGTTAAATGCTGATCTGTTTTCCTCAATAGATGCATTGACTTCTTTTAAGCTTTTATTAAAATCCACTGCTCCGTCAGCCTTAAATACAAGACCAACTCTCTGTAAATCATTTGCCATACAGCATTCTCACCTCTTCCATTTTCTTTCGCAGGAATATTTCATAACATTCATTAAAAAAAATGGGATCTGAGTTCCAGAATTCACTTTCACTCATTCCCATTTCCCTTGCTACAACCATGTATTCCGCCCAATTAATGTCTATGGGACCGAAATCTGTTTCGCCTGTTTTTTTTTACTGTATTTCTCATATTCTGACTGGAACTGATGCAGTGCCACCTGAATCTCCTGTGTATCAGGCGGCATAAGTGCCAGTGCTTCATCAAAAGTCACTGTCTTTCCATTGCTTCGGAGTATAGCATAAATAATACCTGCTGCCATTTCAAAACTCTCCTGCTGGGAGATTTTCTTTTTCTGCTCCACCTTTTTTGCAATCCCATAAAAGCCTTTCGTTTTCTGGAGATAATAAATCGTTCCAAAATTCACTTTTATTTCAAGTCTTGTGCCATCTGTGAGCTGAATGAAATTATTCATGATGCCCTCCTTATGCGGTCGTTGGTAAAGCTGCGGTTAAATCCGCGTCTGTTAAAATTGGTTTTGCAAAGAATGCATCTTCTGTAAGACCTGCCGGGAAGGAAGACATTGTGGAATCCACAACAGCTTTTATATTTCCTGCTGCATCAAACGGGTATGCTTTAATAGTAACCGTATCTGTCTGCTCCGAAAAACTGGCTTCTTTTGTTTTTGTCTCATCCGAGTTTTCCGCCAGTTTGCACTTTGGAAACCATTCTAATCTTAATTTCCCATTTTTAAGTTTTACAACTTTTCCGTACGCAAAAAATGGTCTGCGTGTATTTCCTCCTGAAAGAATCAATCCTCCTACGCCTACCGTGTCACCACGCATTTTAGCTAATGTATCAGCCGGAAACGCAACTACTTCAGTCTCAACATCGATGCTTGACACGGTATTATCCGTATCATAAACAGCACCACTTGCATATACTTCGGCTCCTTCTGAATTTTCAGTGACTTTAACAGATTTTACAACTTCTGTTTTTTCCACATCCGTTTCAAACTGATTCGTCCAATTTCCATCTTCGTCCATTACATTAAAGCAGACGTACTGTGCACCTACAGTTTCCTTAATCGGTGGTTTTTTCGTTGTTATAGACATCTGTTCTCTCCTTTATTTCCATAATTTTGTTTTCATTGTTTCATAATATTTTTGTTGGTTTGCCTGGAAGGTGGTTCGAAGATGCGGAGTAGCTTTCATCTTATTGGTCCCTTTTTCCACCATAGGACCATAATATTTTCCCCATCCGACTTCGATTTCTCCTTTTTCTCTTTTGTATGTCATGGTGTCCAAAAGGTGTGTGCTTTTGTTTATTTGTGACCTTGGTCTTGGAAGTTTTCGTACATCCTCGGCCAGTTGCTTTGCTCCAGCCTCCAAGGCATTCAATACTTTTTCATCCGTAAGAGAAAATCCTTCCAGTAACTTTGCCAGTTCGTCAAACCCATCGGTATGTACATTACCCTCAACCATCTTCTATCACATCCATTGCAAAATACGTGTGCCAGTTTTTTGAAAAAACAGGGTCGTTTTCCACATATTCGTGATTAAACAATGGATGAATCCCCTGTTCTCTCAGCTTTTTCCTCAATTCCTGGTATACTGAACACTGTGGGTACGGACTGTAGATAGACACCTGATAGGTCTGCTGATTCTCATATCCTTCCCCAGAAGCCATGATATCCTGCTCCGCAAACACCCAGTACACAATTCTGGTC